AATTTCTAATACTTGTTCTTGACTAAACGAGTCTAGATTACCTAAAACGGTTTTAAAGAAAGATCGAACTTTTTTATTATTTTTAACTGCAAAGAACCCTGTATTGACACCACCAAAAACATCATTTTGAAAAACTGCGTCTTTATTTTTTAAACTACTTACAATATCTTCATAGAAATCTCCAAAAAATTGAATATCGGGATCTATAAACATAAAGATTTCATCTTCTTTGCATTTCTCTATACCTTCAATGAAACAGCTTACTTTATCACGCATCGTTGCATGCCAACCTTCTGTTTCAAAACTGGCTGTTTTGCAGCGTTGAGGTCGATGTATAATTGTTAACTCTATTTCTTCCCGGTACGGAAACGTAGGAAAAAAATAATCAGTTAAAAATTTTTTATGGGAATCCGTAAATAGTGTATAGGCTTTTATTTTCATTTAATAAAGATAAAATTGGTTGTTTTGCCTTGTTATATATGTTTGTCTGTCTTCATTTTCAAATTTTTCATTTTTATCGTATATTTCATCATAACCTGTACCGGTTAGTGAGTGATGTTCGTGTTTTATAATACATTGATCAAAATATTTTTGTTTACCAAGCATGTTACCTACCTGTGTAAATTCAGCATCACACCATAATGATTTATACGCGGGGTTATATATGTAACTAAATCTATTATAATACGTACGACCCAAAATACATAAAGTGTTAAGTCGGTTTTGCTGTATACCATCATTGAACCAAAGAATACCGTCAAAGTCTGAAAAATAATTTAACATATTATCAATAATAATTGAGTCATAATTATCAGTGACCGGAACCATATCATCTGAAGCAAGCAATAAAATATCAAAAATAACATTATTTAAATCAGCATTAATAGCTTCAACTTTAGTTTTACTATCTCCAAAATTTATTGTTAAATTTTTATATTGTTTTAGTTTTGTTATAACAACACTATTATTCATAGTTAGATCATCGTTATCGCATGTTATTAAAAATTGTACATTATTTTTACCTGATAGTTTTTGGTAATATTCGTCTAAAATACTAAAAAATTTATCCGGGCGACCTCTTGTCGGAAATTTTATTAGTAAAATCGGTTTTCTATTAATATATTTGTTCAATACGTTTGTGTATTGATATTGTTTTTCTGTAGTTTTAAACTGCTGATACTTGTGCTCGTAGGCTTGAATATAATTTGGATTATTATGAGTACCACCAAAATCAATACCAGTATCTTCTTTAGATGCATCGTATTTATTTTTATACCAACTCATACCTTCGAAATGATAATAATATTTTCCTAACAGATCAACATCTCCTATTTTTAAATTAGCTTTTTTAATGTCTTCAAAAAACGTTGAACCGATATCGTATATTTTTTCGGTTTTAAAACTTTCTTTCATTTTTGTTTCGTTAAAAAAAACAATATTATTATTTTTTATAGTTTCAACATCTATAAAACAATGCCAGGGATTAACCCGATTATAAATTTTTTTGCCGCCGCGGTCACCTTCAATTTTTCCTAATATAGCTACTTTTGCTTCTTTAAATTGATTAAAAATATCATTATGATGTTTTAAGAAAATAACATCGCTGTCGACAAGTAAAGCATATTTTGTTTTGCAATTCTCTAGCCCGATATTAACATTTTGTCCATGCGTGCCACCCGGGTTACTTATATACGGAATATTATTATTTTCTAATAATATTTTAGTTGCATCATCTGTCGATCCGTCTATCAAGATTAATTGCTGGGTGTGATTATGAACATAAATCCACGATTTTAACATGTTTATTGTTATATCAGGTGTATTGTATGAACAGGTTATAAGTGTTAGATCATCCATGCTGTTTTTTAATTTCTTTAAGTGTTTGTATAACTTCCTCTTTTGTTGCTAGAGGTGGCTGATTAGGGTAATGACCATGCTTCTGTAAATAGGCCTCCCTTCCTTTATATACAGTATCAAACCATTCTTGTGTGTCTTTAGCTATTGCAGATTTTGTAATAGAGCTTTTAGCTTCTCCTAAAAGTTTATGACTATTTTCAAGATCTGCAAACCACCAAAACTGAGGATGATAACCAGCCTTTATAATGCGGTATGTATGGTCAACATGATCCCAGGCATTATAAAATTGTTCATCTATCAAGCCTACTTTTTGTAGGACTTCTTTTGTGAAGAAGGAAAACATTCCAGCTACATGTGTATATAAAGCTATTTTAATAGTATTATAATCAATTACTATACGCGGGCTGGGGTCTGAATCTTGATTTAACTCATGACGGTTATGTAGATCAAAATGTGCATTTTGTTTGCGGTTAAATGGGGTACCAGGACCGTAATTAAAGTGCTGTATTCCTGATAGTTTTGAAGCCTCAATGTATTCTTCAAATACATTTTTATTAAAAATAACTACATCATCTTCTATTAAAAAAAGATAATCACAATCTCTATCAAGCAGATACTTTAAAGCTTTATTTTTTGATTTACCAACCCCAAGGTTAGTTTCGTTCAATAGCCATTCCCCTTTGAATAATGATGTTTCAATAGGTTTACCGTCGTTAACAACTACTAGTTCATCAATAATATCTTTACAGGGAGCAAGAGAATCCAATAAACTCGTTAAGTATTCAGGTCTATTACAAGTTACGATTCCTACTCCAATTTTAGTGCTCATTTGTTGTTTGAGATATTCTGTAAAGATCTATACATTTATCTAATATATCTTTTTTTGGCACGTTAACGTCTAGAAGATTTACAAATTCGTATAAAGCAGTATCAATATCGATCGAAACTTCATTGAGTTCAGTAGCTGATAACTGCACAGATTCAAAAATATTAAAATCTGTTCTAACATGCTTAGGTTTATACTGACTAAACTTGGAAAGCATTAAACTAAGAACTTGTTCGTTAACATTTTTATCTACACAAAGGCTAACAAAGTTATTAGTAAATTCATTACCGATATTTTCTAAAGCTATTTTACCGTCAATGAGATCGGAAATTTTAATCTTTTTATGTTTCGGGGTAATATTATTTTCCACTAACTCAACACTTAGATCATCAGTATCAAGAATAGTAAACCCTTTGACTTGATCTCTATCACCAAAGTCTAGTTCATGAGGCGACCCAAGATACAAAATCGATTTACCTTTTGGATATTTTCTATGCTCGCGAAGATGAAAATGACCGGTTATAACGAGGTTAGTTTTATCGAGTAGCGAGCCACTTTCCAAGCCATGATCACACACTTTATGTGTATTCATCTTAAAGTTAAGAATTTCAAAATGGCCAACTAACACATCACATTTAGGAATCTCGTCTGCAGGAGCTCCCCAGGGGCAAAAGCAAAAAACTTTACCGTTTATATTCTTAGTAGTTAACTCTTTATACACCGTGACGTTTTTATACCCGTCAAGAATAGAAATAGAATTAACATCTGATTTATCTTTGTAGTAACAGTCGTGATTACCGGTAATGGCAACAATATTATATTTACTTAAAATATCAAAAAACTCATAAGCACAATGAATAGTATTAACTCCAATTTCGTGTCGATTATGAAAGATATCTCCGGCAATAATAATGTCTTTAATATCTCTTAATTTTAACTCTTGATCGAGCCAACGCGCGAAATCTAAAGCAATATTATGCCAAGTCTGAGCGTTCTGGTGAACTCCAAGATGGATATCTGAAATACAGGCTACCTTATTTGAGCTAAAATGCATTACTGATTTTCAATACGAAAAGAATCATCATACTCGGTATCGAATTTTGTATTTTTTTGTACTGGAATTTGACCTGCTTCGGTAAGAAGTGAATAGACTTCGGTTTGATAGCGATGAATAGTGTCATGCTCTTTCTTTTCTTTTTTAATTCTATTTTGAAAAGCTCTATAAGCAACTTTAGTAAAATATGAGAACGGGTTATAACCTGATTTACATTTAAATCTCTGACGAGTTAGAGCTGTAATCATTTTAATAATAGCATCCCCAATCATTTCTTCTTTGTATGAATAATTGATAAAGTTTTGTGCATACCCAAGACGCGTAGCAATCTTTTGAATCATATCAGCAAGATCTGAAGGTATATCTTTTCCGCCTTCATCATAGTATTTGATAATAAGATTTTCCATCTCTATAGGGTCAACGTAGTTAGGCTTAAGTTCTTCTTTAGTTCTACGTACCCTCTTCTTTTTAACTTTTATATCAGAATCCCACAATGAAGCAAAATCTTCTTCAGAGTTAGGATCGTTTTTGAAGTCTTCGTCTTTAATTTTTCTTCTGCGAAACATAAGGTTATAATATATTAAAGTAAATAAAAATCAAGGCTCAGTTAGTTCTGTGACAGAGTAGGGTATTTCTTCTCTGTCGTAAAGTGCTAGTCTTTCAACCATATGCTTATTTCCGTAGCGAAGGTTATCCCAAATATCAAATATGGTTGCTAGCTTTTTACTAGAATGTTTTCTTAAAGATCGTCCAATTGATTGAATAATTTTAATACGAGCTTTGCCAATAGCAGCAAAAATGATATTGTGAAGGTTTTTAATATTAATACCGGTTGAGAAAATCTTTGATATAGCGATACAAGCAACATTGTCTTGTTCTTCCATAAGCTTACGAATCATTTCCCGCTCTTCAATTTCTACAGCTCCGTGAACAAAGTGAACCTCTTTGTTAGTGTTAGCTTGTAAGACTCTTAATAGTTCTTCTCCATGTGCAATTCTATCAACCATTATAAGAGTATTCTTATCTGCTTTATTAACTAATTTTGTAATAATAGAATTTCTAAATTGGTTTGTCTGTAACCAAGTTATCTCTTCTTCGTACCCTGCTGTAGGATTAACCATAGAAGAAATTGTAAACTGAGGTGTGTTTTTATAAGTCAACTTTAAAGCTGCAACATGAACCTGAGAAATATATTTTTGTTCTCTAAGATCTATTGACTGCTTAAAGTAAATAACTTTTCCTATCTTTCCAAAAATGTTCCATTGATCTATTTTATTATCCGGCAGAGTTCCTGTAAGTCCGTAGCGAAAAAGCGCAGGAATTTGCTCCACAACTTTATTAATTTTATTTCCATACTTTAATTTGTGTACTTCGTCAATAACAAGTAATTTTATATCTTTTAACAAAGACAAATCTTGTTTTTCAGAAAGTAAAATTTGTGCGTTTGAAATTACTATTTTAGCATCTTTATTTGGCTCAATTGATCCTGTCCACTTAGTAATCTCATCTTCAGAAATCCCGTACTCAATAAAATCAGAGTAAGTCTGCGCTACAAGCTGAATATCAGGTACTAGGATTAATGTTTTACAATCATGCTGGGCTTGAATCGATTTAACAAGAAGTGCAATTACAAGTGTCTTACCTGCTGAAGTTGGCAATACAATAACCCCAGACTTATTTCTAATAGCAGACATTACTGACTCTTCTTGGTAATCTCTAGGGCTGAGATTTAACTTTACAAGCTCTTCTTTTAATACAGGAATAGTTATTACATCTCGAAACTTATCAGTAACTTCAATATTAAATTGTATGTCTTGTTTTTGTAAAAATTCTAGAATAGAAAATACAAGACGTGGCTCAAATCTGCCTTGAGGTGTTATAGCGTACTGTCTTGTTTGTGGTCTATAGCCAATAGCATAACGGCGCTTGAAGACCTGTTGTTTATCTTCAACTGAAAAGTGCTCTCGAATATTTGAAAGATAGTCTGAAACTATTATTCCCTTCTTTCGAGAAGTGTCATAATCAAAAGTTACTTGTACCATTATGTTGTTTCGAGTTTGACAATCTCGATAAGATTTTTAATGTCAAACGAAATAGATCTAAAATTGGCTTCAATTTTACCGAGATACTCGACAATGAGTTCATGCTCAGCAATTTGACCATCTATTTTTGATAATATAGGGTGATTAATTGCCGCCTCATTTAAAGATCTATCAGATATACCAACTGGAGATTCTGATTGAATTCTATCAGAAACTTTTTGTATAGCTTCTTTACGTAGTTTTTTGAGTTTGAGAATTTCTTGTTTATGAAACATAAGACGGCCAACCCAGTAGTGTCTTGTCGCTGGAAGATCCATTTGAATCTGTTTCATGTTGAATTCATCGACTGTTACATACTTCTTGATATCCTCGTTATATTTTTCTATGAGAGATATTATTGAATTCTCAGAATTCTTTTCTGTTTTTTGTTCTTCCATATCTGTATCCAATTATAATAAACTATTTTTTTGATAAAACAACTTAAATATTAGTGTGCTAGACTTTGTTGAGACAGTAACGGAACTATTAAATGAAGAATCTCTTCATAAATGGTTTAAAAGAAACAAAGGAAAGGGCTGGGTGAATTGTAAAAAATCAAAACCCGGTAAAATAGTGCCATGCGGTAGATCGAAAGGTACTAAGGGTCCTTCAAAGGGTTACCCAGCCTGTAGACCAACTCTTTCTCAATGTACAGGGTCTAAAGCTAAGAAAAAAGGACCTAAAAGAATTAAATGGTCTAAAAAGAAATAAATACTCTAAATGCAAACATTTAAAGAATTTTTTAAACAGCAACTTCTAGAAAAGAAGGATAAGTGCTATTACAAAGCTAAAAGAAAATACAAAGTATTTCCATCAGCCTATGCATCAGGCTATATAGTAAGATGCCGAAGAGGACAAGTAAAATGATTAATTTAGAAACATTAATAAAACAAGTATTAGAAGAAGAAAATATGGCTGGCGGAGCTGACTCAGCTTTTGGACCTGGTGTTCAAGCGACAGCTACTCAGTTTTCAGGAGACACTTATGCATCAGGAGATGCCCGTGTTCCTAAAAGTCTGTTTGGTGGTATAGTTACTCGCAGAGGATTAATTAAAGGTAGAAAGAAGCGTAAAAAGAAAAAACGCTAATTCTGCTTTATGGACACTGGTCATTGGTTAATAGGGGAAAGTGTATACCTGCATGAAAACATGTTCGGTTTTATATACGAAATAACCAATAAAGTTAACGGCAAAAAATATATCGGTAAAAAACAGTGTGTGCGTAAAATTAAACGTAAGCCCTTGAAGGGTAAAACCCGTAATAGAATCGACCATAAAGAATCAGATTGGAAAACTTATACTTCATCTTCTAATGAACTAAATGAAGATATTGAAAAGTATGGTAAAGAAAATTTTGAATTTCGCATTCTTAAAGTGTGTGGTTCAAAATGGGAACTCGGATATGAAGAAATTAAAGAACAAATAGCCCGAGATGTTTTACGAAGAGATGATTATTACAACGGAATTATTAACGTTCGCATAGGGACTCCTCCTAAGAGTCTCTTAAATAATACATAATGGAATTGATTGACGAAAAGAAAGTTTCTGTTTTTAAGCCGGTTTCAAGATGCTTGTATTGTAACTCTACATCTTATGGTAAGGGGTGCCGCTTTGCTCCTAAGGGGGTACATTTTCATCCAAAAGACCCTAAAAAATGTTCGTATTGTGGCTCAACATCATACGGTAAAGGCTGTAGATTAAATCCTTTCGGGGAAATCCATCTTCACGGTATTGATTATAATAAAATGTTTAACGAATCTTTCAAAAACAAATTTCTCCTCTCGATGCTTAATAAAGAGTATAAAGATTTTGAAGCCTGCAAACTTGGCATTATAAACGAAAAAGGAGATAAAATTAAAGAACCTATAACGGAACAAGAATTACAAGCTTACTCTCCAGAAACGAAAACGATTTTGAAAGTTAAGAAATATCTAGGTTCAAAGTTGGATCTCATAAATCAGACTGCAGTCTTAGAAAACATTAACAATCTCAACTACAATAAAGAGAACCATAAAAAGTTATTGCAGTTCGAAGAAAAATTTAATAATATTTTTGCAGAATTACACGAATTAACAGACGAGGCTCTTAAAGAAGGCTTGTCTATTGAACAAGTACAAAAGCTACTGCAATAATGTATAAAGAATATCCTAACTCTAGGGTCTGTGCTATAGATTATTATCCCCTCTTTTTAGAAGCTCTAAAAGAGACATACACAATTACTCGTAAGTATAACCTATCCTTTAGTAAAAACTCTAAAGACATACAGAAGTTCTTTTATCATTATTGCTTAGAAAAGTTTTGCTCAGGGTACAAAAAATGCAATTCCAAGTATCCTAAAGTTCTTATTGTTTATCCTCTACCAAAAGATGTTTACTTTACGGATAAAAATTTACAAAAAATTCTTAATGTTCTGCCCGTACCTTGGATTAAGTGTTCTTCGTTTGATTCACCAGATACAGAGATGGGTTGTGTAAGGGCAATAGAAAAGAATCGTATAGGTGGACAAAAGCTTAATAATTTTGCCAATAGACATTCTCTTCATAAGCTTCTCTTGTCTCAAAAAAATCTGAAACTTTTTTCAGGTGGATCAGTTGATTATTCAAAGTAACTGAATAAATGCATATATAGAGAGGTTGGGCCCTTCGCCAAATACTCTTAGATTTTTAATTGTTCCAGATTAAATAATATATATGAGTAAATTTGATACCGTTCTAAGTAAAATTTCGGAAGCGCTGCCCGTAACACCGGCTCAACAGCCCGCAGCTGCAGCTCAACCTAAACCAGCTGGTACTAATCCAGCTCAGCAACCTCAATTAGACCCCAAAATTGTACAAGAATTGATTGCTGCGCAAAACGAACAGCAAGTTAAATTAGCTCTACAAAAGCTTCAAGCTGTACAGGCAGCTCAGCAAAAACCAGCTACAGGAACACAACCC